TAAGGGAACCGTAGGTTCCCTTACTAAAGTGATTTATCGAAAACTACATAGAAACGTTGGGGATTATAATGCTAAGTAGTTCGTGCGTAGACCGAGTGCGGAGGCGAATGAAACTGTTTTGTGATATTATTCGTGAGATATCTGGTCGCGACGCGACCACGGACCCTTTCGCCCAAATTTTGTTGACAACGTTGTTTGATGCTTTCAGACCTTGTGTGCATGTATCTCTTCCATTCACATCACGTACCAAATTTGATTTATTGGAAACTGTGTTAAATGATAAACAACTGTCTGAGACGACAAAATCGGAGTTTAGTTCAAAGTTCTGCGAATCGCAAAAAAGGTTTTGGACATTGCATCATTTTTTTCACACCCATCGAAAAAGGGTACGTAGTAGTATTAGTAAGTAGTTGTAGTAGGATTGATTATTGTATGGACATTTCGACCTGTTGACCTCTGATGCATTGTGTTCGTTTTTGTTTCTTATTCAAAAACTTTCACACTTATCCATCACTATTGTATGTTTTTCACAAAAATTTTTATGGTATATGGTCTTACCATAAAAATGTTTTTTTGCACCACCAACTTGTGGGGCAAAAACAATAGTTGTTACGTTAGTTACTTGTGGCACTAGTCTCCGTGGCAGCGGCCGCTACCAACCTCTTTTTCTCCTTCTGGTTCAAATAAGCCCTTCTCGCGTATTCCTTTCGCTTCTCCGGCGTGACTTTTTCTCTATAATATTCCTTGTTTCGGTTCAACATTTCCTCTTTGTGTAACTTATAAAATTCCCGATTACGCTCGGGTGCCGTATATTTTTTCAACTTTTCCTTGGTCTCTTTCAGCTCGGCTTCCAGTGCTGCGCATCTCTTCGTCAACTCTTCGATCCGGCTTTCGTCACTCATTTACACTTATTCCTAAATAATCCTTATATAATTTATGCAATATTATATAAGGACCTGATTACCTCTGTTACCACTTGTTCTTCTTCACATTAATTGCTTGTCCTTGTTTTTTCTTACCTTTACTCGGGTCATATTCGTCTTCTTCCGAATCGTCTCCAAGATTCTTCGATAATTCCCAGAATTCTTTAGATCCCAATTTGAAATCCGGGTGATCCTGAGCCTTGTACCAGAAGACCTGATCGTTTAATTTATTCGACTTTGAATTGTTCGAAATCACTAAACATTCGTAGTTCTCGGTCGTCTGATCCATGACTGCACAAAAGCTTTCCAACGTTGGGAACATGGATGCATAATTCTCCCAGATTCTTTTCCGGTTGGTCAAATACGGCTCTCTCAGTATGAAAACATAATCAATGTTTGTTCGAAGATTAGGCGGTATACCTAATGGATACTGCATACAAATACATAAAAATACCTTCCACGGCTTACCATTTATGGTAAGGTTAGACTATATCTTAAGAGATCATTTGAGACGGTCAATCTCATCACCCCCACCTCCGTTTAGTCGTTGAACCTTCCCCATATCCTTACCTTGCAGGGAACCAAGGTTCCCCTGCGACCCCTCCTTTTAAACAGTAAACCACCTTTGTAACTTAACTTTACAAACTAATTTACAATATTTTAAAAAAGAATCTCAGGATTAGCTTGATACCCTACTATGAACTTAGGGGCTTGGCTGCGGATTGTCTTTATTTCCTACCTTTTTACTCTACCCAATGTGGTTAACATTGGCCACTGCAATATTTCTACTGCAGTTTAGTAGTAAGAACCTAGCAAGATGTCCCCGCAATTTGGACGTGTCGCCCCAAAAAATAAAAAATAGCGTTTTTTGGAACTAGCCGGACTTTTGATCCGACTGACACCGGACGACTGCATTTATGCAGCCAAATTTGGTCAATGTCTTCCATTCATGAACAGGAGACGCATAAGCTTATCACGCGTCCAGCTTTGGTCGTACAAGCAATCGTCTAATATCACAAACGTGCGGGGATCGATCGTAGTTTTACGAAACTGTTGAATCTCATTATTAACTTGTTTTAGCACCGTTCGTTGACGACGCAAAATGTTCTCAATCAGCACCGTATTGTATTCCTCATGAATAAATAATTTGGGGACATGTTTGGAGTAAAAACCGTTACCTGCCTCTGTCCCCGAAATCACGGTACCAATCGGTATATCCTGATGATAATACAAGAGGTCCCGCACCAGATACGATTTACCAGTGTCACGGCGACCTATCATCACGATCACCGGACCCTTATTCTCATCCGGCTTGAACGTGATGGACCTCATGTCAAACTTCTTCAGTTGTAATGTCATCTAGACAACAACGTATATTCTACTAAAACATTTTTAGATGCAAACCTGAACACGAGCCCGCCTAACACGTTGGATTCGACTAAATATAAATATGTCAAGCACTTATACGGTTTTAGATTAAAAAATGACCGAAAATAGCGGGAAATTTTGCATCAACTACACGAAAATCAAACCGGTAGATTGGAAAACTTTAGAAGAAACCTATGTCCCTACCCCGGAAGACACTGTCTATAACTACAATCCCTATTCGGTCCGGCATATTCAAAACTATAATCCCATTTATAATGTATTTTTCAAGCTCAACGAGAACAATTACAATCGCATCGCCTTGAATCACCCCTACCATTTTATCGACCCCCATACATCAATACACTACGAAAATAAGGAGACATGTCACCAGTCCATCTTTATAAAATATTCCCCCTTGCTAGACCCTTATCGCTACATGACAGGGAAATACAAACAAAGCGCCAATAATTTGACGGTTCTCCCCAAACTCTATTCGAAGCTCTACGATAACGGTGTGGAACCACATAAAAAAATCGTCGACGCGAATAACGCCTCCTATATCGACAATTTTTTCTGCTTCCTTTCCAGCAAATTTGCCCATCAACACCGATTTGCCCATGGCCTGGATTATTTCGGATCCTGGTTAGGTATCCAAGACGTCTTCAAAGTCAATATCAGCGATGATCTGGAATTCCTACAATCCTCCGATTATTTCCTAGAAAACCTCGGGAAACTGTTTACTGTCACTAAAGAAGCCGCCTGCGAAGACTTTTTTAGCTACGGATCACGAGCCAACCGGGCAAAATTACAAATATCGAATGACGACGACGACGTGGTTCTCTGCCCCGATACCTTGGACCCGCTGGACCTTTTAGAGCCCTTGGAGCCTCTGAAACCTTTGGACCCTTTGGACCCCGTGGATCCTTTGGTCAGTCCGATTGAGGAAGTTTACGAAAAAACTACACACCATACGTCGCCCGACACCGAAGACTCGGCCGAATCGTCTGATTCCGACTCGAATCACGACGACGGGGAGGGTAGCGACGAGGGCAACGAGGGCGAAGAGGGTCAGGATGATGAAGAGGATGGGGAAGACGTCTGGACCACTGAATCCGAAGAGGAAAATCTCGACGCCGACGAGCCCAACCAGTTTGCCTACGTCAAGCAATTCCCGGTACAGATGATCTGCCTGGAAAAATGCGACGGCACCTTAGACGAGCTCTTTGTCCGCGGCGAGGTCGACGAGAACGCAGCCGCATCCGCCCTCTTTCAGGTGATCATGACCCTCATCGCCTACCAAAAATCGTTCCATTTCACCCACAACGATCTCCACACCAACAACATCATGTTCTCCGTGACGTCCGAGCCCTTTCTTTATTACCTCTATAAAGGGAAAACATACCGAGTCCCCACCTACGGTAAGATCTTCAAAATCATCGATTTTGGACGCAGCATCTATAAATATAATGGACACCTCTTCTGTAGCGACAGTTTCGCACCCGGTGGCGATGCCTCCACCCAATACAATACCGAGCCCTATTTGAACGATAAAAAACCGCGCTTGGACCCTAACTACAGCTTTGATTTATGCCGACTGGGTTGCTCCATCTACGATTTCATTATTGACTGCGACGACCCCCATACGGTCTCCCAATTCAACGACTTTCAAAAGACCATCTATCGGTGGTGCTGCAACGACGATGGTAAGAATGTGCTGTATAAACGCAACGGGGAAGAGCGGTACCCTAGTTTCAAACTGTATAAAATGATTGCGCGGACGGTCCACCGGCATCTGCCCGACGAACAGCTCAAATTTCCTTTTTTCCAACAATTTTTGGTCGATGGTCGAGAACTTGGCGCTGACCATTCTATATTGATGATGAATTTGGATCAATTACCGACCTACTAGGGGAACCAAGGTTCCCCCATTACCCCCTCCTTTAAGTTAAAATATTTATGTTATTCTTCTTGTAGAGATTCTTAGTAAAGCCTATTGTGGGCGAAGCACAAAAGCTCTTACCCCTCCTTAAAATATTTATGTTATTCTTCT